CCGGCATTTCGGTTGTAATCAATGAAAACACCGTAATCGTTAACCCATTGTTTCTTGTTGAGCAACGAACCGAGCGGTGTCAGTACCTTGACCCTCGCGGCCTGTTCCATGGACCTACTCATAATCGTGGATTGTTTATTGTATTCGCGTTGAAGGGGGATGGCATCCTTAATCAAACTTTCGTTATAAACAAACCCCTTGTTGTAATTCTCGATAGGCACCAGGCGATCTTCAATTACAAAGAAGGGAATTTCCCCTTTCTCATTTTTACCATATTCTAAAACCTTATCGCCAGCAGTAAAGATAAATATCTTGGGGGTCCAATATTCCTTACGAATAATAGTCCTACCCGTAATCTTGTCGTCTCTTCCGTCGCCACTATCGTCGGTAGCAAACGAGGTATCAATACCGTAGGACGTTTCTAATCCCTGCTCTTCATCTGTGCGATATTCAAGATCGTATGCGTTGTCCAGGGGATTCTTCCCTTCCTTCAGAACTCCGCTTTTAAGTCCATACGCTTCCTCAACAGATTCCGCATCGGTCTCGTCACCGTAGATAAACCAACGCCATTTTTCTCGACTAAAATAGAGAGGATCAACCCGACAGTTAAATGGACTAACGTTTTCAATACAGACCTCTCCGTCTTCGTAAATTGGTTCAAATCCTGTAGGTTCGCTAACAGGCGCCTCGGGCGCCGGAGCAAGTGGATCAATAGCTAGTTGTTCCGGGGTAATTTCCTCGGTGTTCTCCGTTGAACCAAAGCCTACAAGTCCTCGGTCCTTTTCATTCCAAAAAACTCGTAGAAAAGCACGATTACAAATAATAGTCCATAACTTCAGGTTGGTCATTGTCTGGTCAAAACCAAGTTTGTCAGTCAGGCCCTCAATGACCTTATCGCCTACCCTTGCCGCTTTAATGTCCTCATCTTCCTCGGTATTGGGGATGATAGACATCTGCGGCATGTCGGAGGTCAACTTCGCCAGAAGTGTCCTAACATACGGTTTCAACTTGTTCACGATAAGCCTATGCTGTAACGCATAGGGGACCTCGGTGAGTTTTTGAGTATGTTTATTAAAGTCAACCAACTGATAACCGGCTACCCATGCAATATATTTCTTCCAATGCGGAAATCGTACAGTGACATCGGGATGATCCCACCATAGACTATCAATTTTCTTAACCGCAAATTCCCGGTCTTCGTCCGTTAGGACCTTACCTGCCAGAATTTTCTTTTCTATTTCTTTAAGCTTCATTTTTTATCCAATATCTTTTGCACTTCCCCTCTGTCTATCTCGTCTGCGCTCCAGTCCTCTTCGTATGCCTTAAGAAACTTTTCTACTGGGTCTTCTCTTGCCGTTGTGTAACCAGTGGGTATGAAATCGACCGCCTTGAGTTTTTCGCGTTCGTCTTTCGCTTCTTGGCGAAGAGCCTTGACTTCTTTAACATCAGGCACGAACTTTTTATCATAATATTCAAATTCAGCAAAATTCCGCGCCATGATACGGTCAAGTAACCGTCCTCTTTCCCTGCGATTAAAATACTCGCAAGCAAAATGATAAATAAGAATAACCAAAAATGAAATCCATCCGATATACGCATTCATTCTTTCTCCTTAAAGCTTTGCTTTAATATCTTGCAATAAACCCTTACAATCAACCAACACATCTTTTAGCCGTTCAAATAAACACTGTTGATTGTTTGTCGACCAAAATTTGCATAGTACATCGCAAGAAGCGCCCCCCAAAAACGGACATGCTATGTTAACCATATTATCTCCTTTAACGAGAGAGGGCCGGTTGCCCGGCCCCTCATCTCTATAAACACACTGTTGCGTTAAGTTATAATGGTTACAGCGGTAACCCCAGCGTAATTCATGCCCGTGTAACCAGTCCGCTTTGTGCAGCACAGGTCATCTGAGCCGAACCCTACAAAAATATTTCCATCAACAAATAGTTGGCCCTGGTCTGGTGTGTTTGTAACGGTAATCCCCGTGCTGGTAGAGGCACTAATTGCAGCAAACTTATTATTGAGAATCTTATTGCTGCCTCGGCTAGAAGTATTCGCGTCAATCCTGATTCCCTGACAGTTCGCCGGAACAACAAAAACACAATCTTGTAACACGCTCCATCCGCCATTGAAATAAACCCCACCGGTTACATATTCCGAAAATGTACATCTTTCGATGATAGAAGTTGGTGCATCAACCGTGTGGCCTGCCCCAACCCCTGATCCCGTATAGTTACCCAATACGATAGCCCAGAGAGCCGTTGAGTTTCCGAAGAAACTGCAATCATGGATGTGGGTTCTCCAATAGTTATTGGTAACGGCTGCCTCCAAGCTACAACCAGCCCCCTGGTCGTGAAACGACATGCCAGCTATCTCTACTTGATGGGCATTAATCTGAATCAGGGTAGATGTGGTATGGGTGTGTAACGCTGGCGACCCCCACTGATGTTGTGAAGTCATTCCGCCCAAAATTTTCAGTCCATTTTGCGTAACCACAATTGGAATGTTGCCATCGTCCACCCCAGATACGGCCTCGACTAAATACGCCGACAAATCCGTAGATGGGAGGAATCTAATAACATCCCAATCCCCGGCTGCGTGATGAACCGCATACGCTAACGTCTTAAAACACTTTTCGACGGATTTTCCGTTGTTGGAATCAGAACCATTGTTTCTGACATAATAAATATCTCCAACAAGATTGTCTGAAAGTAATTGTGTTTCTTTTTTGAAACGCACGTTACGTTCTATCTCTACAAATCCGCCAACTTCCATTCCTTTCAAATGAGGCACATCATTCTCCTATAGCGTAAGTAGCTCTGTGCCGCTGGCTTACGCACACTTAGCGGCCATCTTGAGGCTCCAGGTCATAGATTTACTAGACCAGGTACCCGCAAGTATGGCACGATACCGAATTCTTCCACCACACAACGACGTGGTTGTTTGTTCTGCACTTGACGCTACGGCTGTCGCAATCTGAGTGAACGTTTCAATGGTAACATAACCGGCAGTATTGTCGGCCTGTCGCTCAATCGTAACATCCAATGTTTCGTCGGCTCTGGCAGCAAAGACAGTAACGTCCAACCAGCAATACAGTTCGTTATAATCGCCGATGTCAATCCAGTCACCAACCAGGGTAGCGGCAGCGGTGGAAGCGGCCGACGCCCTCATGGTTGCCCTAAAAGTATTTGCCATTTCTTCTCCTAATACAAGTCGTAATCAGGGAATGATTCACGCATCCCCGTCATTGACTCTTCTCTTAGATTTTTCCATTCCTCTTCTTCTCGTTGCTCATCTCGTACTTTAGCTATTCGTACTTTGGGAGAATCGGTAGGTTTTGGAAATAGCAACACGTCCATGACGTAAGCAAACGAATCTAAACAATCATCCTTCACGGAAGGATATTTAATCATTTCATCTTCCAGGTCTTCGGCCCCGGTATATGGGAACTTGAAGGACCCGTTCTCTATCCAGCCAGTAAGGTTCCTAATACGACTTTCTTTGGGGCGCCCGTGTGACGCTACCTCTTGCAGGATATATGGAATCGTCCTGGCATAATCCTGGTCGTTCTTTTCTATGCGCCCGCAACGCAACCAATCCCCAATCAACAATTCAAGCAACTCGTAAATGACATTGAACTTATTGTCTTCAATCGCTATCGTATCGGGACGATGAAAGCAAGCATTGGTAATGATCCATTCGGCCAACGCCTTGTCGGTAATCATATACCTTTTGCCCAGTTCAATATATCCCTTCTTGTCTGCGCACAGATGAATAATCGTCACCCCGGTATAATCCGAATCCACCTGGGCCTTTCCGCTGGGGTCAATAAGCATGACCGTATATCGGATCGCCGGCAAATCACCGGGAACCCAGCGGGAAATCCAATCTGCACTAAAGGGATTCCGGCCTCTCGATAATGGATCGTTTCTGTATTGCCCATTAAACTTAGACCCGAGAAGCCGTTGAAGTTCCTTGAGCTTCTCTTCAGGGAACAGCACGGGGAACGTGGAGCCCGTCTCTTTCTCGGGGTTCTCCCAGCAATCCATCTGGAGAAGATGATAGTTTCCGCGATGAAGCTCAACAATCGCCTTCCCCAGCGAGTAGTTCTTCTCCGGTTGTATAAACTGGTTAATGAACTCCCCGTAAAGATCATCGGGTGACCACCGGGTTCCGATGTCAATCTCAATCCCATTGGACTGTAATAGGGACTGAGATAACCTCCACCAATCTACCGTCTTCAGTAGTTGGTCCTTGGTAAGAGAGTTATCTCGATTTACCAAGTCGTCATTAATCATTACCTTGTAGTGCTGGGACACGAGGTTACCCTCGACGGAACCAGTCTCTATAAGGTTACCGTTCAGCTGGACCTCATCCTGGGTCCACTTCTCGGCCATATTCTCCATATCGCTATGAAGGTATTCTCTAAACAGCCCACGTAAAAGTTCGTTGAACTTAAAATTGTATTTGATCTTCTCTAGGAAGTTCTTTGCATTTTTGATTGTGGCGTTAGAGATGATTTCATGTTCTCGGTTCCCTGAAACCAAATTTCTGAGCATTCTCTGAATCGTCCATCCAACGGTGACGACGTAAGATTTAATCCATCCGCGAGGTGTAAGCAATAAGACTTTATTTCCCTCAACTGCATATTTTTGCACGAAGTCACAGATTCTGTGGTGGGTCGGATAGTAGAGATCGGGATATCCATTTTTGGTATCCTCAAGCGTCAGGAGGACCGTCCGGCATAGGAAGTAAAGATCGTTCAGGCACCGGTCTATCCACTTGCTCGGGTTCTGAAGGCTCTGAATTATCCTCTGGCATTCTTGTTCCATCTCTCACTATCTCCGCTTCCAAGACATCAGCATCCTGGGTTTCCAGCATCTTGGAATCCCTGAGTGCTTCAACCATCCGTCCGTCCATGACTATCGTGATATGCTTCTCGGTAGTTTCGGTCCTATCCGGTGCATAATCCCCCCGGACTTTAAAGATTACATCGAGGAACTGTTTTCGCACGAACTGATCTGCATACTGCGTACCACCATCCCTTCTAGGGGGAGCCATGGCGGATAAACCCTCAAGTAACTTCGTAGCCAATAGGGTATCGTTAATCCCGGTACGTTCCATCTCCGTGACCAAGAGACTTCTAATGATCGGTTGTTTCATCAGGGAAGAACCGTACGTAGGCCCGAACCCGGCAGAGGCCGCGGCCTGAGATTGGGTTTCACCTTCCAGGATTCTTCGGACAAACTTCTTATGCTTAGCATTCAAAGTTGTCAGGGGTTGAGCGGTAGCAGACGGCATTATCTCGTCCCCTTAAACCTACGAAACAAGATCGCAGCAAAGACCGCTACAACGATCAAGCTAGCAATATCGAGCGGCGTCAACTGCAACTTAATGTCAAAGACCAACTGTAGCAAAGAAGGCATTATGTTCATTCCAAATCCTTAAATTCCTCGTTAAACCCAGCAGCACGTATCTTGGGTTTCTTGTCTTTCTTCGGGGCCTTAGCCTTCGGCGGGGAA